GTAACGATTGGCGGTTTGTCTGCTACTTCTGCACTAGGCACTGCAGTAGCAAAAGCAGATGCAAATGTTTCTGTTTCTGGACTTGGAATGACTATAGGCTTTGGCACAGTTACGCAAAGAACATCAAACACTATAGTACCGACAGGTTATGGCATGACAGGTTCTGTAGGCACTTTGACGCTTGTAGGCTTGGCAAATATAGCTATAGACGGTGTCTCCGCTACCGTCCAGATAGGAGAAGTAAGAGTTTACGACCAAATAGATGATTCGCAAACACCTAACTATTCAAACGTAGATGACGCACAAACGCCTAGCTATTCAAATGTTAACCGTAGCCAAACTCCTGATTGGCAAGACGTAGCATAGGAGATATAATCAACAAATGTCCACAGTATATACAAATGATTTAAGACTAAAAGAAATAGGTACTGGACTAGAGTCTGGAACGTGGGGAACATCTACAAACACTAATTTAAGTCTAATAGCAGAAGCTTTTTCTTATCAAACAGAAGCTACTTTTGGTTCTGATGCAAACGTCACCGCCACTATAGCAGATGGTGCTACTGACAAGTATCGAGCCATGTATGTCAAAGTTACTTCTAGCACTTCTTTAACAGCCACAAGAACTTTAGAAATAGGACCGAATACTTGTTCAAAAGTTATATTTATTGAAAACGCAACATCAGGGGGACAAGCAATAACTATCAAACAAGGTTCTGGAGCAACACAAACTGTAGCTAATGGTAAATCTAAACTATTATTTTTAGAGGGAACAGGTGCTTCTGCAGCAGTTATAGACGCTTTAGACAAAATAGAAATAGGTTCGAATGCAACTGTAGGTGGACTTTCTTCTCCGATAAATGCAAGTAGTGTTGCAACACTTACTAATAAAACTTTTGATGCAGATGCAACGGGTAATAGCTTAACAAATGTAGAAAACGCTAATATAAAAGCCTCTGCTGAAATAGACGCTGCAAAAATTGCAAATGGAACCGTTAGTAATACAGAGTTTCAATATTTAAATGGTGTAACTTCTGCCCTACAAACACAAATAAATAACATATATCCAGTTGGTTCTATTTATATGAATGCAACTAATTCTACAAACCCTAATACTTTATTAGGGTTTGGTACTTGGGTTAGATTTGGTGAAGGTCGAATGGTAATCAGTCAACAGGATTCTAACCCAAGATGGAACTCCGCTGAAGAAACAGGAGGCTTAGAATCAGTTACATTGACAACAGCACAAATACCTACTCACAGTCATACTATTAATACACATAGGTATCCACGAGTTGAATATTATGGTGGTGCAGAAGTAAATATTACGGCATTTGATGCGGGTACTCCATCACCAGAAGGTCCGTCTAGTACCTACTCAAGTAACAATACTGGTTCAGGTCAATCACACGAAAACATGCCGCCTTTTATAACTGTTTATATGTGGAAACGTACAGCGTAGGAGTCAATATGGAAACTTTGTTATGGATAATATTTATAATAGTAATTAGTAAGGCATTACTAAAAGCTATTAGACCTGATTTAAATAGAAAATTAAATAAAAACGTTCAATCAGTAGGTAAAGCAATGAAGGCATATTACGACTACTGTAAGCAGTGGTGGTAATGGCTAGGGCAACAGTAAACGAAGTAGATAAACGTTTAAGTGCTCATGAAGCAGCTTGTGACCAACGTTGGAAAGAAAACTACAGACGTTTAGAAGCTATTGAAAACGGCATTCTTTCTATAAATAAAACAATTAGAAACAGTCTAATATTTACGATTACAGTATTTCTAGGAATTACTGGATTTTTTATTCAACAAAACTTGTTTTAATATAAAATGCTTAAATGGCTATTGTTAAATACGAATTTAAACCCGGAGTCAATAAAGACAACACTAACTACTCAAATGAATTTGGGTGGTTTGACTCTAATTTAGTTAGATTTAAAAAAGGCTTACCAGAAAAAATTGGTGGCTGGGCAAAATATATTACAGCAGCTTTTTTAGGTAAATGTAGAGCATTACATCAATGGGTTAATTTAAATGGTACTGCCATTTTAGGACTTGGCACTACTTTTAAATACTACATAGCTCGAGGAAACGAGTTTGTAGATATAACACCTATAAGAAAAACTAATACAGGGACTGTTTCTTTTGCTGCTAGTAACGGCTCGTCTACTATAACCGTTACAGATAGTGGTAATCATGATGCACAGGTAAATGATTTTGTTACTTTTAGCGGTGTAGATAGTGATGGATTAGGTGGTAATATTACACAAGCTGTTTTACAGCAAAACTATCAAATTGTTTCAGTTACATCTACTACTGTATATACCATAACCGCAAAAGACACTTTAGGAAATACAGTAACAGCAAATTCTTCTGATACTAACACTGCTGGAGGTAGTGTAGTAGCTGCTTATGAAGTAAATGTAGGTCTAGACGCTACTGTTATAGGAACAGGTTGGAGTACAGATTCTTGGGGAGCTGGTACATGGGGGTCAACTTCTCCTTTATCAGCTATTAATCAGTTAAGAATATGGACACACGATAACTTTGGAGAGGATTTAGTAATTAGCCCTAGAGCAGGAAGTATTTATTATTATGATGAAAGTAATACAAACACAAGAGCTGTAGAACTAGCAGGAAAAGCAGGAGCAAACAAAGTGCCTACTAAAGCACTTCAAGTCATAGTTTCAGAAAAAGATAGACACTTAATTGTTTTAGGTGCTGACCCGTTAGACAACACTGGGACTAGAACAGGAATTATTGACCCAATGTTAGTAGCATTCTCTGACCAAGAAAACGCTCTAGAGTTTGAAGCGTTATCAACTAATACCGCAGGGTCATTAAGAATATCTTCGGGAGCTGTAATTATTGGTGGTATAAGAGCAAGAGAAGAAACTCTAATATTTACTGACAGTGCCATGTTTTCTATGCAGTTTATCGGTCCACCGTTTACTTTTGGTGTGAATATGGTTAATGAAGGTATTGGCTGTATTGGTCCAAAAGCCATGGTAAATGTTGCGGGAGGAGTGTATTGGATGGACTACACTGGATTTTATTTCTATAACGGTACAGTACAGCCAATACCGTGCAGTGTACAAGATTATGTTTTTGATGATTTTAACTCTGCAGAGCCATACAAAACTTTTGCATTCAGCACTCAGGAATTTAACGAAGTAGGTTGGTTTTACTGTTCTGCAAATAGTGAGGAAATAGATAGATATGTTGTTTTTAATTATCTAGAAAAAGTTTGGTCTGTGGGTCAATTACAAAGACATGCTTGGTTAGATGCTGGAATAAATAATAAACCTTTAGCAACAGGTACAAATTCAACTAATTATTTATATGAGCACGAAGTTGGCAATGATGATGATGGCTCTGCTATGGCTAATGTATTTATAGAAAGCAGTGATTTTGATATTGCAGATGGCGAAGAGTTTTCTTTTTTAAGAAGAATTATTCCTGATATAAAATTTAACGGTAGTGCAGGTTCTGGACAAGGAGTTAGATATGTTTTGAAGAATAGAGATTTCAATGCTAGTTCTTTAACTACGTCTGAAACAAAATCTGTTTTAGATAGCACTACTAAAATAGATGTAAGAGTTAGAGCAAGACAACTGGCATTTAGAATAGAAGGAGATGACACAGCTACTGGTGTAGGTTGGCGATTAGGTGCTACACGTTTTGATTTAAATAAAAGCGGTAAAAGGTAATGTCTAAATTAATAGAAACTAGACTACCTATCTGTGGGACTCCCGACGTAGCTCCTTCAGATTTTAATAGATTAGTAAGAGTCTTAGAAATAAATCTAAATAGATTTGACCCAGACGCTACTTTACAAATTTCAACAGTTACGCGTGATGAAGGTAATTTTGAAGAAGGTTCTATTATTTGGAACACAACTGAAGGTCAGCTTCAAGCGTATACAGGAAACGAATGGTTTGGTTTAACACCATCATCAACTCCAACTGCCGAAGCCAGTGGTGGATTACAGGCTACAAGTTCTTTAGGAAGCGTAACGATAGGAACAAACGGAAACGTAGTTTTTGTGCTAATATGAGTTGGGATAATGACACAAAATTAAGTAAAAACTTTTTTTTAAGAGAGTTTACTAAAAGTCAAACAGCTGCCA